CTTCCATGTCTTCGCCGGCGATCTTGCGATTCGCCGTGAGCGCGGCACGGAAGGCCGTTGCCGTAGCGCTCACGCGCTCTTGAATCATCGCGCGTTCATCGTCGGTCATCGGCTTGAACGGTGCGCCCGTGAGCTTGTATTTGCCGTCGCTCACGGCGTTGACCTTCACGCCTTCCATCTCCATCTTGCGCGACTCATCCAGGCTCATGCAGAACACGCCGACGCTGCCCACTTGAGCGGATGGCGCGACGATGAAGGCATCCGCCGCGCTCGCGAGCCAAAGGGCCGCAGAGCAGCATTGCCCGTCCGTGTAGGCGATAACTGGCTTCCGTGTGCAGATGTCCAGAATCTTCGCGGCGAGTTCGGGAATCCCCGTCACCGTTCCGCCCGGCGAATGGAAGGCGAGGATGATGCGCTCGCAGTCAGGGTCTTTGTCCGCCGCCGTGAGCAGCGCGGAAGTGCGGTCAACGGAGCAACCGCCGCAAGCCATCTCCATTCCGTCGAGATGCTTGCCGAGAATTCCGAAGACGGGAATCACCCGCGTCGCGCCGGGGGCGATAGACTCGCATTCATCCTCGTCGTCATCCTGCTCGGGAATCGCACCGGGCGCGAACGGCATGGCGCTTCGCTCGCCGAAAACGGCGGCGTGAATTGCCTCGAAAGTCTCAGGTCTGACAGCCCAAATTTCGCGCGCGACTTTGGCGGCTATGAGTGGGTATTTCATGGGGTTTTCTGAGTGTTTTGCTGCGTTTCTTGGGCCATAGTTGCCGGATTCGGATTGCGCTGCTCCAAGCGGTCGAGAACGTATTCGAGCGGCAAACTGAACTTCTCAGCGTGCGCCTTTGCCCGCGTGAGAAGCGCGTCAAATTCTCGGTCACGCTGCGCGTCGGTGTCTTCCCACCACCGGCCAGACTTCGCTCCGACTGCGGCTTTTGTGGTGAGGCCGAGTTTCAAATCTTCAACGTCGGCTTGGCGGTCATAGCCGGCGTCAACGGTAAGCTGCGCGGGAAGCTCGAAGTCGAATTTCCACCAATCGGAATCGTTGCGCGGGATGAAGCCGTTTTTCATGCCCAGCGCGACGGCGTAAGTAACCGCGCGCTTGGCCCGTTTGCGGATGGTTTTCTGACGGTAGCGAATGCTCGCCCGTGCCTCGTCTTGAATGAGCCGCACGCTTGCCCCGCCGATCTTGGAAGGGTCGATCAGTTCATAGAACCAGCCGACGGCGAGCAAACCGCGTCGTTCGATGCGCGCGACGAAAGCCTCGGTGTTCGGGTGCGGACGGTCGCTTGCGAAGCTCTCGACCTTCTCTCCCGCGTTGGCTTTCAGATACAGGATTTCGCCGCCCTCGCGCCGCTCGATGCGAAGGTCGGTGTCCGTCGCGCCAGCGTCATTGTCTGAAATCGCCGTTGCCGCGGTGTCCGCCGTGCCGGACTCGGTGTAGTGGAGAAGCCCTTGGCTGGCGTCGAGCTTCACGCCGCGCTTGAGGAAGGCATCAATGTCTTGCACGTCGAACCAGTCCAACACGACACGCCCGACGCGCGGAATGCCGCGCCGCTGGCTCTGCCATTCGGGTTCAAAGAGAAGTTGGCAGTTGTAGGTCGAGTAGTCGGTGAAGTCTTCGAGCCGGTCGCCGTTCTGGATTCGGTAGCCGATGACCCGGCCCTTGCCTCCAATGATGCAGCCATTGACGAGCTTCGCGCCCTTGAAGGGCCCGTCTGGAATCTCCGCCGCGTTGCCCGTTATACGATCTGCCGAGACGAAAAGGACTTGCGGGAAGCCGCTCTCCGATGATGTAAGAATCATCGCCGCGTCGCCGTCCACGTCTTGCGCGATGGAGTCGAGAAACAGGTTGGTGACGAAATCGAAGCCCTGACCGCGCGCGTCGGCGACGGGGTAAAAGGACTCGGCAAGCCACTCTTCAACACGCTGTCCCCATGCGGTTTCCGTCCCGTAGTATTGCGGCTTCCACGCCTCGCCGACGGCGTAGGTGGCCTTTTGAACGATGGCCCCGCCGAGGTTGCCAAGCTGCGCGAATAGCTGGCGCGAGTAGGAGAGGAGTTCGCGCCATTGGTAGCCGTTCAACTCCCGTTCCAATCCGCCGCCGAGGAAATTGTTGCGAGGTCTGTAATGGTCGCTCGTGCCCGTGCTTTGCGGCGTGGCGTAAAGGCCGTAGCCGTAGGCTTTTGGTTGCGGCGTGAAGTTTGCGGCAAGCTCGCTTCTGGCCGGTCGTCCATTCGGGGCAAGGATGGGGCTGCTCATGTGTAGCGGGGCCGGGTGCGTTTCGCGCCGATGACATCGGTGCGCGGGTAGGTATCGGGGTCGAGCACGTTGAGGTCGGAGAGAATCATTTCCTTGCGCCGCATGAGCGAAACCTCAACGCGCTCGCTTAGGTTGGAATCCCCCGCGCCGCTGCTCACGACGGTTTTGCCGCTGGCGAGGTCATCGAGCACCTTGCTCAACTCCGCCTCCAACCATTGCTTCGTCCTGCCAGGAAAATTGCGAAACGCCATTTCCCTTGCGGGCGAGTCAACTTATCACTTGTTGACAGTTGCAAAAGGTTTGCAATAAGTTCTGCGCGTGTTCAACGAAGTCGCGGACGGCTTTCAGCATTTCCACGACGCTGCCGATGACCCGCGCGCGGCAGAGTTCACGCACCCCGTCGAAGCGATGGAGCCGTTGCCTGAATCCAAGTCGGCGGAATGGGGCCTTGCCCTCTCCTGCATCTTCGGCTGGCTGACTGAACCTTACTTCCGCAACGTCCCGCTAAAAGGTGAGCCGGGAAAGCGCCGCGTTGTCTGTTGCGTCTCGCCCCGCAAGCTCGGCATGAGGACTGCCGCGCTGATTTACTCCCTGCGTCCCGATCTGCTGCCGGGTGAATCCGCTGCGAGTCTCGCCCAAAAAGTCGGCGTGACTAAACAGGCATTTGCAAAACACGTCCGCGCCTTCTCCGTCCGGTTCAAACTGAAGACGCGCACGATGCGCTCAGATGATGCGCGTGAGGCTATGAGGCAGGCCGCTATCGCTTCGCACTCTCGCAGGAAGTCGAAACGTTTATGAAAAGACAAATCAAATGGTCGCGGTGTTCAGGTTCAACTCGTCGGCTAGTTGAACAAATCCTAGCTCGCGGATGGGAGCCTGGCTTGCCGCTGAGGTATTTCTGGCCGCGCCAGAAGAATGCTGGCGCGCGAAGGTAGTCTCTACTCAATCGCCTTGATTACGCCGGCCATGCACGCCGCCGTCGCGCTCATGCACCAGCAGTCCCAAAGGTGATTCGGACGCTTGCCCACTACCTGCCAAGACCATTTGCCGGGGTTGCGGTCGTCTGGCCGCTTTGTCTCCGCGAACAAGTGACGGCTGAATTGCTCATTGACGTTGTGTCCTACAAATGCGAGCCGTCCTTTCGTCATCGCGTCGCGCCGACTACCAGCAATATCCTTGATGGTCGGGTTACTCCAAGTGACGACGGGGCAAGTCTTGCCAGCGAACTCCTGCCGCCGCGCGTCGTTTGACGACAGGCCGAAACACGGGTCGCCCTTGTCGGGCGGCCAAGAGTATGGAAGCCGGACGGATTCAACCTTTCCCTTGTCCGCGCGCTTGGTGGTGAAGGCTGGCGAGGCGGAACCTCTTAGCGCCCACCAGCACTTCCATTTCCCCTTGGCGTTGACGTGCCCATGACGGACACACTCCGTCCAGACTTCGTTTTGCCAGTTGCCGCAGTCCACGAAAACGCATTGGTCTGGAACCTTAAACTCCGCTTGCCTGTCCGCGACTTCCGACCATGTTTCGAGCCGCCCAGCCCAAAGCACCATTGATTCGCCGTCCTTGCTCCATGCTTCAACGAGCGCCCAGAAATGCGAAAGCTGCTTGTCCACGGTGAGGAAAATGAAGTCCTGCTTTTCCCAAAATTTCCCGTCCGCTGTCGGCTCGGCAACTGCAACACTCGGCAGCGTCTCGACGTGCGCGGCCTTGTCCGGGTCGTGGAACTCGGCAAGCTGCTTTTGCATGAATTGGATCGTTGGCAGTTCCGCGCCTAGCCGCGATTGGTCACGCGCGCGAAGCCACTTCTCGACAAGCTCAGTCCACGGAAAGTCGATAACGTTTGACCAGTGGAAGGACTTCTTTTTCTGAGAGTCTGCCGCGTCGAATCGGTAGCGGCCAGATTCGTTCCATGCGTGCTTTGTCGCTGGCGTGTCGTCGTGTCGGTGAGCGCAATGCGGGCACTCGTAGCGGAGCGTCGCGACGGCTTGGGCGATGTTATGCGCCACGCCTTCCTCGCGGTCTTCATCCCATGTGATTCCCCAGCGTGAGCCGTCCGCGCGGTGTCCGCTGAATCTCGGCTCGAAGTATTGGCCGCACCCGAGGCAGGCGACTTCCCATTCGTGAAGCGTTCCGGAGTTGAATTGCGTGTGCCAATCGTCGCCCGCTTTGCCGCCTTGAGAGATGCACAAAAGCTTGCTGTTTTGCTCGCGAAGGAAATCGCCAAGCCGGGCCTTTGCTTCCTCCAAACGGCCCGCGTGCTTGTCGGCAAGGATCCACGTCTCATCGGAGATGACGACGCGGAAACCGCGGTTTTGAAGATTCGAGATGGACGGGCCGCAGACAATCAGCGGCAGTCCGTTGGTGAAGAGGATTTCCGTTGAGCGCTCCTTGTGCCTATCGGCTGGCAACATCTCCGCAATCGCCGGGACGGACTTCAGCAACGGCATGGTGCGAAGCTCGGCGTGGCTCTTCGCCATCTCCTCTGTCTGGATCACGAATAGGACGCTCGCGCCCTGAACCGAAATGAACCAAGGGATTGAAATGTCGGCGAGAAGGGTTTTGCCGGAGCGCGGCGGGGCAAGGACATTGACCTCGCGCACGCGGTCGTCGGCGATGGCTTCAAAGGGCGCGATGAAATGTCGCGACGTGCCAACGTCGAAACGCCCGCTCCGCGTCAGGACGCTTGGCAAGGTGACGTGTTCCGCCGCCCATTCGTATATCGGGCGTCTGTCCTTTGCTGCGAAGGCCGCGAACCAACTCTTGCTGATGGTGGAATCACTCACGGCCAAAGGTGCGCCCAAGATTGAATCTCGGCGCGAATGGAGTCGTTTAGCTTCTTCCCGTAGATGCGCGCGCCGGGAATGTCCAAGCCTGCTACTGCCGCCGGGTATTCGTTTTCGAGCTTGGCGTCGTGGAGTGCTATCATCTTCGCGGCGAGAAGTCGCACCGTCTCAGCGACTTTAACGCGCGGAATCAACTCGGCTTCTTCCCGATCATTGCGAATCTTGAGCTTGCGCCACTCCTCGAATGTCTTTCGCTCGCGGATGCTGGCTTTATCCGAATCGCCCGGTGGACGAATCGCGGCGAGCACCTTGGCAACGGGATGC